TAACATTACTATTAATATAATTGATTTTCTAAATAAATAATTTAGGGAATTAATTTGTAGTATTATATAATGGCAAAAAGAATAGATAGAGATAATGAATCATATAGACCAATATTGTCTATATCAAAAGAAAAGGCGGATGAATTATTTAGTTTAATTAATACAATGGATACACAACAAATTAAACAGTTTTCAATGATAAATAATATAACATTAAATGTAGAATCATCTGTAAATGGTGACAATTTAATTCATAGAGTACTAACTTTAAATAATGGTTTAAAAAAAGAATTTCATCGCTTAAACATGATCAAGTTTTTATATCAAAATGGTGTAAATCCAGATAAACCAAATAAAGAAAATCAAACTCCATTACATTTAGCATGTAAAGAACAATACTTTTCCATTGTTGATTTTTTAATATCTATTGGTGTAGATTTAAATTTTAAGGACAATATTGGTTTTACACCATTTCATTATGCTTTAATGGGTAAAATTGAATTATATAATGATCCTAAGGAAATTAAGGAATTTATTGAAAAACCAAAAAAAATAGATTTTGAAAAGAAAGATAAATTAATAGAAATTAAAAAAGCTATTTGGGATAAAATTAAAGATAGTCCTTTTATATCTGCAATATCTAAAACAATTGATACTTCACTTTATTCAGATAAAAATATTAGAGAGGCAGTCTTAAGTTTTATAAAAAAAATTAGTGAAAATATATTAAAAATTAATAAAGCAGATTCAATTAAATTAATTAAAGAACAAGTAGATATGTTAAAGAAAGGAATTGAAAATGCAATAAAATCAAAATGGGGTGAATTTGGTAATATAAATGAATTAGTTATTCATGATAAAGAACCTGATTCTTGGCCAATTACAGGAAATGATTTAAGTCCTTTAAAAAGTATAAATGTAAAAGATGAAATTAGAAATGAATCTAAAAAAGTAAAAGAGGTAATTAAAAAAATTTGTAATTCTATTCAAAAAGAAGCTGATATTAAAGTTGATACAAATCAAAAATTAAACGATGTTGTTGTTAATTTTTATAAAGATTTTGTAGATGAAAATAATGATTTATTTAATGATGTTCCTCTTGCTGGTCCACCTTTTCGTAACACAAGGAAAATAATGAAAGTAAATAAAAATATAGAAACTACTAATTGGGACCATTTTAATAAATTTAAAAAAAATAAAAAAACTAAAGAAGATGAATATAGAATGCATCCCTTAGCAATAGATTTTGCTGATAATATTATTAATTGGGATGATATGACTTTTATTGGCGGGTCACGCGAAATGACAATAGTTCATGATTTAGAAAAAATAAAAAAAATATTACAATGTGAAACAATAGAAGAAAGAGTATTACATATTTTAAGTGGATTAGATAATAAAATGAGTATATTTGATAAAGATAATATTGAATTATCTAAAAAGAACGATGGAACAGATGTTTTCGATATTACTAATGATTTTGACATTGTTGCATTACCTTACTCAATTATATTCAATAAACAATTAGTATATCCTACTCGTACCATTGATGGAGAAAAACTTTATGATGAATGGTTAAAATTATTTAATACAAAAGATATTGCTTCAGTTTTATATGCTTTTATATGCATGAGTTCATGTTATAATGAAAATACAAATAATGATAATTTGACAGGAATAATTAATTCAGAAGAAAGTGCATTAGTTTCTGCTATTAAAATAAGTAATGGAAAATTAGAAAATGAACATTTAGATACAACTTTTAAAAAATATTATATTGAATTTTGTGCGGGTCTTTATCGTACAGGTGTTATAACTAAAGAATATTTTTTACTGGGATTAATTAATATATTATTAGCTAGAAATTTAGATGAAGTTCCTAATGAATATTTAAAAGTTAAAGATACAGAAATTAATAGTCGAATAAATTTATTATTTCAAAAAAAGAAAGATTATAATAGTTCTTTATCAGCAATGCCATACGATTCAACAAATATATCTACTTTAAAAATTGAATTTACTGAACAAAAAAATAGTTTAATTAAATTTATAAAGTTAAAAGTTAAGGATATGGAAGTTAAACCATTAGAATTTGATGTTTTAAACGTAATTACATTTATTTCAAATAATTTAGATTTAGTAGATATAACTTATTTTAATTTAGATATAGGAACATTTACAAATATATTTTCTGCTATACCAGAAGAAGATAAATATAGTGATGAAACAATAAATAATTATATTAATAAAATAATTTACATTATAAAAGAAAGACAAACAACTATGTTAATTCCATATATTTATCATTTATTAGAAATATTTAATTTAGGAGTAAAAGATCCAAAAAAAATTAATTATGAAACTCATAGTTTAAAGAAATTAAACGAAGCTAGACATCTTGGGTTATATTACAAAGGTTTAATACCATATTTAACATCAATAACTGATATTGTTATAGAAAAACATCCTAATTCACAACCAAAAACACAATTATTATTAAATCCAAATGGATGGGTATTTGACAGAGTAACTCATAAATTAACAAATCAAGATATTCCATTAATTGGTAACTATGTTGGCGAAATGGTTCCAACCCCATCTATAAATTTAACGAATGAACAAAAAAATAGTGGTTATTATTCATTTAATATAGTAAAATACAGACCACCTTTAAAAGAATCCGTTGAAATATTAAGTCAAAGAAACAAAAAACATTTAATTACTATTTTATCAAAATTAACTAGTAACAATGATAGTCCTAATAGTTTAATCAATTTGATAGATTCTAATTCAAAATTAGCTAAAGTATTTACAGACATTTATCCTGTTATGATGGTTTTGAATGAATTAATTCAATTTGAAGATGATAAAAAAATAGAAGGATTAGTTAGTAATATTATAAATAATATAAATAAATATAATAGTTATATTTTACTTTATTATTATTTAATGAATAAAGAAAAGCTAATTAAAATACCTAAATTTAATTTTTATGAAATCCCTCAAATAGGGCAAACTGGTAGATTTTTATATTTTGATGATGAATACAATGAATTGAATTTAAATAGATTTGAATCTAGTAACGTACCAGATGCATCAGAATCAACAATACCTGATGTTAATACAAGTATAATTTACAATAAAGGTGTTTCTTTATTCAGAAGATTAATAAGAAATTTAAATAATAATATTTTTAAAGATAAATATTTAATTAAAAAGGAATCATTAGTTAGGTCTAAAAATTTAGGATTGCCGCCAGCTATAGCTTCAATATTACCAGAATTTTATAAATATAATTTGATATTGTTATTAAAAGAACAATTTGATGATTTTGCTATAATACCAAGAAATGATATTTTTAAGGATGTTGAATCAATTAAAAATGAATTCGACGTAACAAATAATGATGTATTAACATATTTTACAATAGGTAAGATAATAGAAGAATTAATAGCAGAACATTGCAAAGATTATATTCAAAAACAATCTTTTCGTATATTAACAAAATTATTAAAAAAGATTGAAGTTGATGAACAAATTCCTTTATTAACTGATGTTGAAATGATAGTAAAATCAGAAGATTTCTCTTTAATGTTAAATAACACAAACCTAAAAGCTGATATTTTTAATATTAGTCCAATTGAAGAATTTAATATATATCAATTTTCAAAAGAAGAAGGTTTAACAAATGAAAATATTATTTTTATAATTTATCCAGATGAATATGCCAATTCAGAATTATTAATATCAAAGTATAAATTAACATTAAATGAAAATATTTTCAAAAAATTACTCGATAATAATATTAATCCATATTTATTAGATATTAACAATCAAAGTGCTGTTTTTCCAATATTAAAAATTCATAATTATAGTATTGTTAAAGAATTAAAAACTTATATTGATTATAGAGAATATTCAGATATCAATTCATTAGATTTCTTAATTGATGAATACAATAATCATATGGGCCTCCTTACAAATAAAGATGATAAATTTAAAAATTGGTTATCTAATTTTGTAATTTATCAAAAAAATGAAATTAAAACATTAATTTTGAGTAATGATAAATTTGGAAATAATGTTCCTAACTATTTAGAAGATTCATTTGAAGTTGTATTTTATTTAACTAATCAATATTTAAGTGAATCAATTAACAAAATGCCAGCTGATATACAAACAAAATTAAAAACAGATTTTAATTATACTATAGATTATAAAAATTATTTATTTATTAATGAAAGTTTACCTGATGTATTTGATTCTCAAAAAGATAATTTTTTACAAGATTTAATAGATAATAAAAAAATTGAAATAAAAAAAATACAAAAACAATATTCAAAATTAAATGAAGGTAATACAAAAAAACAATTAAAAAATAAAGAATCAATAATAAATAGTGAAATAATAAAATATTCAGATTTAATGGATAAAATAATTATTCAAAAAGAGAGCTTAGATTCTACAAAAATTATAAATAGATATATTCAATTTAATAAATATACAGGCACTTTAACTAAAGCATTAAGTAAATTAATTAAAATGGATAAATTAAATGAATCTTTTGATTTATTAACTTTTAAATTTTACAATAATGAAATGAATACAATAAATGAAATAAAAACTAATAAAAAAATAGATGCAATAAATACAGATTTTTATGAACAAACAAATAATTTAAGTGAAATATATTTTACATTTGGTAATTATTATAATGAAAATAAAGTTTTAAAATTCAGTGTAGAATTATTATTTTTTATGACACAGCATTTTATTATTTTACCTTATATAATGATTTTAAAGAAAACTTTATATACTTACTTTCAATCAATTTATCCTAATTTATCTTTTCAAGAAATTAATGAACGTATTAATTATTCATTTAATTATGAATATGTATATGGAGGTAAATTAGATAGATTAGAAAAACATTTATATATTATTGTTTGTAAAAAATTAGTTGATAATAGTGTAAGAAAGTTTGCTAATAGTCTTGAAGAAGCAGAATTTGTTTCTGAAAATATTAGTGAAATATTAGATGGTATAATAAACTTATTTACTATTAATCCAATTATGCCTATACCAGCTAATTCAAAGTTTATTTTAAATATGAAAGCAATTAATGCATATTTTGATACATTTACACCTAAAACAATTTTAAATTGGTTAGTGATTATTGAAAATACGTTTAAATTTAATATAAATCAAGGTAGAATAGTTAGATGTATAGTAAATTTAACTAAATAAAAAATATCTATATATTAATAATGTCAACTATTTATAAAAATGTTTTTTCTAATGAGGAATTAAATTATTTGAATAATATCTCTGAGGTTATTGCAGCCAAGACTTTACTAGATGCAAAAACATCAGGAATGGTTTATTTTTATATACCTATAACCAATGTAATTCGTGATACGTTAAAATCACAATTTGGATTAGATCTTTCTGTAGGTTCATTAATCCCTATGAGATGGATTAAGGGAGATACAGCACCACACGTGGATTCTGGTACATCAAACTTTCAAAATACTTATTTACTATATCTCAATGACTCTCCTGGTGAACTCGTTATAGATTCACAATCTTATCCTATTCAAATTAATACTGGATTTGTATTTAATGAAGGACTTTCACACAAAACACAGGGCACAGAAAATGTTCCTCGTTTGTTGCTTGGTCCAATGAATGAATTTGCTGAATCTGTTGGTTCCACAATTAGGTATTATACGAATTATGCGGATGCCTATGCTCAGAATGGAAATAATATTGCAAATCAAGGATCTAACTGGATACTAGGCGATCCAAGTCTTTTTGGAAGTATAGGTTCTTATACATCGTGGCGAGTAGCATATATAAATGATGGTAGTCCTGGTGGCGCGCCAGTGCCTACAGGAGTTTATTCAAATGGTTTTGATTTAGCTACACTTGGACTTGGTAGTTTTACATTTTTTGTATATTCTGTTGTTCCATGTTTCTTAGAAGGATCTAAAATCCTTTGTCAAGTAGATAGTGTTGAAACATATGTTCCTGTTGAACAACTTAAGAAGGGAACACTTGTTAAAACCAGTTTGGATGGATACAAACCAGTTGTTTATATTGGAAAAGGAACAATTCAAAATCCTGGAAATGATGAACGAATTGAAAATCGCCTCTATAAATGTTCTCCTTCCAAGTATCCTCAACTAGAAGAGGATTTATATATAACGGGTTGCCATTCTATTCTTGAAACCAGTATATCTGACAAAGAAAAGGAAGATACTATTAAACATCTTGGTAAGATATTTGTCACAGATAAAAAATATAGACTAATAGCGTGTATAGATGAACGCGCTGAACCTTGGAATTCTCAAGGTACGTATACAATTTGGCATTTTGCTCTTGAACATCAGAATGAGGTAATGAATTATGGAGTTTATGCAAATGGAAAATTATTAGTTGAAACATGTTGTATATATGCTTTAAAGAATAAATCTAATATGGAATGCATTAACTGATGTAATTATAGTGTTTTTAAAGTTTCCAAAAATGTTGTTTTCTTTGAATTCAAACCAGTTCCTCTAGGATAGTTTACCATTTCGGTTATTCTTAATGTAAAACTATGATCTATATTTCTAAAATCTGGTAGTGTTCCATCTGCATAAAGTATTTTAATTTGTAATTCATTTAAAGTAGATAATGGAAAATCAAATTCTAAAGGATAGTTTATAAATGTATTATATAAAACATCTCCTGGTTGTCCAGATAATAGTATTTTAGCGAAAGCTGTAGGAAAAGTAGATGTATTTGCTACTAATTCCCAATCATTTAAATATAATAAATAATAATTATTACTTCCACTGAAATTTAATAATTGACTAGATGTAACAATATTACCAACAGAATTTAAATTGGTATCATTTACATAAGTATCAAAATTAGAAACAGTTGTATTATAGGGTGTAATAGCATTGGATAAACCAGTGTTTTTAAATCCCAAAACCTTTCCAACAGTATCTGAATAATTAAATAATAAACTAAATCTAGCTTTAGAAACAACTTGAATAGCACCACCACCATCATCTGTTAATGTTGTTAACAAATCAGTTGATGTTGTAATTTGATTTACTGGACCAATTAAAACAGTATATGCACTTAATTCTTTAAGTACT